CGTTTTGCTAAATAGTATGTTGTCTAATTCAGAATTGCTCTGTTCATTACTAGATAAATCTTTATTAAGTAAATCAGAAAGACTAACATTAAATATATCAGTAATTTTGATGGCATTATCAACAGTTGTTTCAATTTCGTTATTTTCTATTCGAGATACTGTTGAACGGTCTATTCCTATTTTATCTGCTAGATCCTGCTGTGATATTTTTTTTACTGAACGCAAATACTTTAAATTTTTATTTAAATATTCAGCCATTTAATCGCCTCCTAACACCCTAATTATAACATAAAAATTTTAAAAGACAACTTTTTTTGTGAAAAAATGCACATTTTATGTTGACAAGTGCATAAATGCACGATATACTAAATGTAGTTAAGGAGGTGTCAAATGTTAGAAGCAATTGGGAAAGAGTTAAAAATAATAAGAATAAGGAAAAATTTGAAACTTGATGAAGTAGCGGAAAAACTTGGTATTAATAGAGAAACACTGCGCCGCTATGAAAAAAATGCTACTGGATTATCTGTAGAACGATTGGAAAAGTTATTAAATTATTATGAAATGGATAAGAATATTTTTTTTAATAATATGTGTGTAAATATGCACAAAGCGGAAGAAGACTAGGCATATCTATACTTAGCGTGATAATAAGTTTGGGAATAAATATTTTAACGTCCATACTACTACATTAGTTAATATAGATACAATAATAGGACAAAGAATACTATTTAGATACTGTTCAAATTTTTCTTGGTGTTTTACATTAAAATATTGTTTGCCTTTGTTTGTAGAATAAAATCTATCTAATCCATGGGCAACAATTCTATCTTGTGTAACGATTAATTTAGTTTTTTTATTAATTAATTTATTCTTGTATAAAGAATTGGTAATTTCTTTAGCTGTATTTATGTCAAATTTAGTTTTATCACACAAAGTTTCAATATCTATTAAGTTTTCACTAGAAGAATGTTTGTTTAGGTATTTTAAAATTTTTTGTGAATTTTTATCTAGCAAATTAATGCCTCCTTTCGATAAGTATTGTAATGGAGGATGCAAATAAAATCAAGAAAATGAGAGTGAAGGAGAGAATAGTATGATTAGTAAATTGATGCTAATAATCGTTTTATTATCAATAGTAGTAATTGCAAACATCTTAATGTATAAAATAAGCACAAAAAAAGAATATATATCTTATTTCGTATATAGCGTTATGAATTTTATATCATATGTAATTATTATTTCTTTATGCTTTTAATTAGTTTATTAACTACTTCAAAATTAAATAGTTAATTATTATAAGTCAAAAGAAATAAATAAAAGAATAAATCAGTCACGGAAGGAGTATTTATGAAAGAATACTATAGTGGTAAAGATGTACAAAAAATAACTGGAGCAAGTATGTCTTTGTCGTATCAAATAATAAGAAAATTAAAAGAAAGTTTCGAAAAAGAATTCCCTGATTCAATTCCAATTAAAGGAAGAATACCAGTATGGTATTTCAATGAAAAAATGGGATTAAAAGAGGTTACAAATGAAAATAAAAATTAAAGAAACCATTTTGATTATTTTAGGGGGGTTTGTTTTATCTTTAATAGCACTAGTAGCTCTGTTATTGAGCAACTATTTAAATTATGGTCAATTTATATTTTGAAAGGAGTGATTATATGATTGCACAAAAAAGAGATTTAAGCCAGCCAGCAATAAATCTCGTTTGTAATAAAAATTACAGCTAAAGTATAACACAAATTATAAAATAATGCAAATCTGGAGGAAAAATGATAAGTGAATGAGATAAAAAGTTTTACGTTTTATCGAAACTATTTTGATTTATTAGACAACGTAAAAAAGGAAGATAAAATGATACTTTTAGAAGCTATAGTAGACTATGTTTTTAAGGATAAAGAACCCCAGTTAGAGGGGTTAAATATGGCAATTTGGAACAACATCAAACTGCCCTTAGATACAAGTAAATCAAGGGCTAGCAACGGGAAAATCAAAAAGAAATCAAAACAAAATCAAAATAAAATCAAAACAAAATCAAAAGGGGTAACAAATAATATTTCTATTTCTTCTTTCTATATTTCTATTTCTAATTTAATTATTAATAGATTAAATGAGTTAAATAATACTAAATATAAATCTACTTCAGAAGAAACATTAAAACTTATCAAAGGAAGAATAGATGATGGTTATACAAAAGAAGATTTATTACTTGTAGTAGAAAAAATGAGTTACTTGTGGAACCAGGAACCAAAAAAGGGAGAAAAAGATATGAGACCGTATTTAAGACCTTCAACACTTTTTAGAAAAAGTAACTTTGAAAATTATTTGAATATGCCTGTTAACAAAAAACGAACAACAAAAGGAGTATTAACAGCAGAAGACATAGCCAATTTTTAGGAGGATTAGATGGACAAAAAAGATTTTTTAAAAGCAATGAGTTTTTTAGGAGTATCTTACGGAAAAGAATTTGATGATGAAACTTTGTCTGTATGGTATACATTTTTTACAGACGTTGAAATAGAAGATTTCAAAGAGGCAATAAAACAACTAGTAGTAAATAAGAAGTTTATACCAAGCATCGCAGAAATCATTGATGAATGCAAAAAAGTTAAAGCAAAAAAAGTTTTTGGAATACTGGAACTGATGAAACAAGATGGATATTTTAAAAAAGGAAAATTCGGAGATTTGGATGAAGTTCAACAATTTAAAAATTTAGAAAAAGCAACGCTGTGGCTAACAACTGGAAGAATTCCTGAATGGTTCAAATCTGATATGGAAAGTTATAAGCGAATGTATCAAACAAAACTGTTAAATGAAAATGTTGGGTTGTTGACATATGAATGATTTAAAAACGTTAGAACAAGAAGTAGAAAGATTACTGCTTAACGTTCCTGAAACTAGAAATAACGATATGATTCTTTATTACGAGTACTGCTTATCGAACTGGGTAAGAGAATATGACTTATACAAAGTTTTTAAAGATAGTGGTTTTAGGAAGTCAAAAGGTTTATCGGTTTTTGAAAGTGTTTCAAGAGCACGAAGAAAGATACAAGCAGAACATCCAGAATTAGCACCAACAAAAAAAGTTAAAGAATACAAAGAGGAGTTAGAAGAAGAATATAGAAATTATTATGGTAAAGGAGTTTAAAAATGGAAAATAAGGTTACTTATGAAGAAATAAAAAAAGCTAATCAAGAGATTGAAAATATAAAACTAGGGTCTAAAGGGTACGCACAAGTAAATGAAAGAATAAAAGCTTTTAGAAAGGTTTACCCAACTGGACCGATCATAACAAATATTGAAGAAATAAAAGACGATTACGTCAGAATAAAAACTATTGTAAAAGATGAAAATGATAGAGTTTTAGCAACAGGAACGGCAAGCGAGGCTTTAACTGGAGATGCAAAAAAAGATTACATAAACAAAACGTCTATGATAGAAAACTGTGAAACTTCAAGTGTAGGGCGTGCATTAGGGTTTGCAGGTTTTGGAGTAGATACGTCTATAGCGAGCGCTGAAGACATTGAACGAAATAAAAACCAAAATAAACAATATGAAATCTACAACAATATGTTTATCAGTGATGATGAAGCTAAATATCTAATAAAAACAGCAATTGCCGAATTAATGAGAAAAATGGGCGTTATGAAATCAGGTTTAGCTAAACAAGTTGAAGAGGAATTGTGGACTAATTTAGAAGATATGACAACTCATCAACTTTTAAAACTTGAATATAAATTAAAAACTTTAAATATGGAAAATAATAGTTGGCATCATTTGTACAATGAAAATACAAAAATGAAAGATGTAACACCTTTGAATCAAGAAGTAGTATATGAAGCTAGTTATTACAAATTTGGAATGATTGCCTTAAAAAGGGCAAATAACGATGAATTACTAAAAAATGAAATTATAGATAGTTATCTAAACATGGGAATTAATTTGGTGGCTTAATATGTATTACAAATTATTAACAGCAAATGAATTGAAAGTGCTAGAAATAGTTTCAAACAAAACAGGAACAGATTATGAAATTAAAAACAACCTACTTCCAACGGATAATTTTATGAGTGTAATTGAAGATTTGTTATGTGAGGTAGGAAGATTAGAAGAACAAGTAGAAAGTTTGGAAAATGATATAAGAGATAACTATAATTCAAAATCAAGAAGTGAATATACAGGGGCTAGTTACGATGACCAATTTTAGTGTACTTGCTGAAATAAAAGAAATAATAACAAGACTTGATACTTTAGATAAATACTTTGATGGAATGAGTGAACAGCAAAGTAATATTGATTTGAAGTTATGCGATTTGTATCACTACATAGAAAATAACACTTTAAAAACTAATGAATGTTACAGGATAACGAAAGAAATTAAAAAGCAACGTCAATTAAGAAGAAATCTTAAAAATGACTATGAATTATTAAAAATATATAAAGGTGGGTATACAAGGTTGAATAATGAAGCGAATAGAAAAATGTTATTAGCCGATGTTCACAAAAGAAACAAAGAACTTGGAAAAAAATACAAAAATAGAGTTTATACAGAAGAAGAAATTGAAGAAATTTTAGGAGGGAAAACTAATGAGTAAAGTAAAAATTGAAATAAAAAACAGATGGACTGGAAGCGTGTTATTTGAATATGAAAAGGAAAATAATACTATAAAAGAAACATTGGAAAAAGCTGTTGAAGAAAGAGCAGACTTGAGAGGAGCATACTTGAGAGGAGCATACTTGAGAGGAGCAGACTTGAGTGGAGCATATATTTATGTTTCAGATAATGAAATAGAAAAAAATGAAGTAATACAACTAATTGAAAATAATTCAAATTTAAAAATATTAAATACTTATGTTAATAAATATGTTTATCCTACACGTTGGAATTGTTTTTGGAATAATGGATTAATTATCACAGAGTGGGAATATATAGAACCTAAAAAAGAAGTGAAAAGAATGACAGTAAACGAGGTATGCGAAGCATTAGGATATGAAGTTGAAATAGTAAAGGAAGAAAAATAAAATGAATAAAGTATTTTTAATAGGTAGATTAGTAAAGGATCCTGAACTTAGATATACAGAATCAAATATTGCAGTAGCAACATTTTCAATTGCAGTAAACAGAAATTTTGCTAATCAAAATGGAGAAAGAGAAACAGATTTTATTAATATTGTTGTTTGGAGAAAACAAGCAGAAAATGTAAAGAATTATTTAACACAAGGAAGTCAAGTAGCAATTGATGGACGTATCCAAACTAGAAGTTATGAAGATAAAGATGGTCAAAAAAGGTACGTAACAGAAGTCATTGCAGAAAACATTCAATTCTTAGATACAAAGAAAAAAGAAAGTAATGAATTTGAAAATTTAAGTTACAACACACAAGCACCTACAAGTAATGATATAGATATTTCCATTCAAGAAAGTGACTTGCCATTTTAAGGAGATAATGCATGGAAAATGCTACACCTATACAAATAATATCTTGGTTGTATAGTCAAGATAAAGACAAACGTTTTGATGTAAAAGAACATAAAAGAAAACGATCATTAAATGCTAATTCTTATTGTTGGGTTTTGCTAGGAAATATAGCAGATGTAGTTGGAAGTACTAAAGAAGAAGTGTATAGAGACTATATAAAACATAAAGGAATTTATAAAATAATAACTATGTCTAGTGAGGCAGTTACAACCTTTAAGAAAGTTTGGGAAGATAGAGGTTTAGGATGGATATGTGAGACATCAGAGACTAATATAGCGGGTTTAACAGATGTGATTGCATATTACGGTTCTTCTTCATATAACACAAAGCAAATGGCGAATTTTATAGATTATATAGTCCAAGAATGTAACAATTTAGGAATCGAAACAAAATCAAAAGAAGAATTAGATAGTTTGTTGGAAAGTTGAAACAATGCGAAATAAATATCATAACAAAAAAGTAGAGTTTGACGGAATTAAGTTCGATAGTAAAAAAGAAATGAATAGATATAAAGAACTAAAGATACTAGAAAGAGCAGGCATGATAAAAGATTTAGAACTACAGCCTGCTTTTATCTTAATTCCTAGCTTTAAAAAAAATGGTAAGACATATCGAAAATCATCATATATAGCAGATTTTAAGTACTTTGATGTTGAACAAGAAAAAATTGTAGTAGAAGATACAAAAGGTTATCTCACTGAAGTGTACAAATTAAAAAAGAAACTATTTGAATACAAATATGAAGATTTAGAAATAAAGGAGTTATAAATATGGAAACGAATAAATTAATAGAAGCTAATACTCAATTGGTAGATAAAAATAGGTTTTTAAAATCAGATATATTATTACTTATTAAATATATTAGAGGAGATTCCACTAAAAAAGAACAATTACAAGAAGAAGTAAATTCGTTAATAGAAAGCTATGAAAGGAATTGGCAACTAAAATGAAAGGTTTGAAACTAGTAAAATATATTAATTTGTTATTAGCATATAACACATTAAAAAATGATTATGCTGTATTAGAAAGTGATTTTGAAGAACTAGCAATTGCAAGCAGCAAAAATGTTTTGGAAACAAATAAAAAAATTGAATATTATAAGGAAAAATATAAATTAGCTAACAAAAGAATAAAAAAATTAAAGGAACAAATAACAGATATTAAATAGTGAGGTTTTTATGACACAAGAACGTGAGAAGTTAATAAAATACAAAATGTATTTGGAAAGTGAAAAAATCAGATTAGCAAAAAAAGAACTTAGAAATTTAAAAATAGAACTAGAAAATATCAATAGGAAAGGAAAAATTAGAAAAAGATGAAAAAGAACGATGATTTAGATGATTTATTTGCAAACGCAATATGTAATTCTATACAAGAAAATAAAGATGAAATAGAACAATTGAAAAAACAAAAAGAAAGATTAAAAAATAAAAACAAAAAATTACAAAAGCAACTATCACAATCAGAAGAAAAATTAAAAAAATATGAAAATCAAGAAAATGGAATTGTAGAAAATCGATATATAAAAGCATTAAATGAGGCAAGAAAATATATAAATGATGAAAAGCTTGTAAATAATTTATTTAATGGTGGTGGTAGTGATATAAATAGAACTGAAAATTATGTTTTACAAATAATAGACAACGCATTAGGAGGGAATAATGAAACCGAATTGGATAAAAACGATTGATAATGAAGAATACATAAAGTTAAATGAAGCAATGGAAATGGTTAAAGAGAGAGATAATTATATCAAACAACAATCCAATGCCATTGATGAGTGTATTGAATGGTTAAAACAGCAAATAAAACTAAGTGATATAGATTTACTAGAATTAAATAAACATAGTGAAGTTTTTCATCTTGAAATATTACTTACTAAAAATTATATACGAATTTATAAAAAAGTATTAGAAAAACTACAACAAGCGAAAGGTGGTTGTGATGATGAGTGCTAAAGAGATGTTTGAAGATTTAGGATATCATTATGATAAAACATCTAATAAAATTGTAATATTTGAAGTATGGTATGATAGCTTTGGTGAAATATACCATGAAGAAATTTTAAGGTTTATCAAAATAGGCGGAATATGGATATTAAAACCTAAAAAAGGAATTATATTAAGGTTTAACAAACAATTTGATATAAGACTTTTTAAGGCGATAAACAAGCAGATAGAAGAATTGGGGGGGTGGAATGATGTTGAAGATTAAAGATAATGTAGATTTAAAAGAACTTGAGAAGTTTGGATTTAAAATAACGAGCACATGCCCAGGATTATTATTATTTTATCCTAATGGCAATAATGGAAATTGCAGATATTTTTCTTCAATTGAGTTAAATAAAGAAACAAAAAAAATTAATTTTAATTTAGAAAATATGTCTTGTTGGTGTAATGATTTAGAACAATTAGATTTAGATTTTGAAAATATACAATATTCATATAACGAAATGAAAAAAGTAATACTGACTTTAATAGAAGCTGATTTAGTAGAAGCTATAGATTAAATTTACAAAAAGGAGAGATTATGAAGAATAAGATATTAAGTATATTAGGATCAATATTATTAACAACATTTATAGCAGGTTTCTTTATATTTGTTGCAACAGGTAATTTTATTATTGTTGCATATTCTGGAGTGATAATAATGTTGGTAACATTTTATTTCTTAATAAAGTACTGGTTAAATGATTTAGAATACTGGAGATGAAGAGGAGAAAATTATATGAAATTAAAAATTGAATTTGGGATGTATGTTAGGACTAAAGATGGACTTATTGCAAAATATATCAAAAAAAATAATGAATATGAGTGGCATGTTTTTGATGACAAAATTCAATGGTTTTATGAATCTTACATAAACGAGATAGAATTTGAAGATTGGGAAGATTTTGTTAAAGAAGAAGTTACAAAAGCAAGCTTTGATCTTATTGATTTAATAGAAGTTGGAGATTATGTGAATGGTTATAAAGTAATTGAAGTTGGATATGAGGAAGATGGACATAAATATTTAGATTTTGATAGAGAAAATGATGCATTACATTGGGGGCAGAGTTCTTCAATAGAATATGATGAAGAAATTAAAACAATAGTAACAAAAGAACAATTTGAACAAATGCAATATGTTGTTGAGTAGAAAGGTTGGTTGATTATGAACATATCAAAGTTAGCAAAAGGTGGAATAATAAACACATTGAAAGAAAACAATAATTTTTTAGATTATGATAGAGAATATGTTGTACCTTTAAATTTTGACTTAATGAAAAAATGTAAATATATTTATCTTAAAACTAAAAATAGAAGAATAAAAAAGAAACAAGTAAAAAGATGTTCTTTATTAAAATTACAGTTAGAACTTAGCAAACATATTAAAGTAACGAAAAGAAAAGGTATTAAAATAAACGTAAATGGTAGGTGTATAAATGGATAGAAAAATAAAATTCAAAGCTAAAAGAGTAGATAATTTAGAGGTGAATGATGAGTAAACAAGCCTTTAATGATTTTAAAAGGTTTTGGTTGGAAAATTATAAAAAGCAATATAAAAGTGCAACTCCAAAAGAAAAGAAAGAGTTAAGAGATCATATATACAAAAACATAAATTTGTCAGAAAATGAAAAAGATAAAATTTGGGAAAGCATAGTGAGGTAGTTATGACAATAAAGGAAGCAAATAACAAACTAGTTAAAGTAGACAATGAAATCGAATATTGGTTAAAAGAAAAAGAAATAAAATTATATAAAGTTTTGCCAAAGGCAGTAGATACAACAAAAGAGGTTGTTTCTGGAGGAAAAAGGGTAGACAAATTTGCTAAATACGTTATAGATATAAAACCAATTGATGATAAGCTAGATGAATTATATGCCCAAAAAAAGAATTTGGAGGATTATATAGAAAAAGAATTGCATCGTTTAAAAAAATATAGAGAAGTAGAGCAACTTATTGTATATTACAAGGAACAATGTTTAGAACCTTTTACTTGGGAAGAAATTGGAAGAAAGGTTTATATGAATAAAGATAATTGCAGGAAGATCTATAGAAAGTTTAAAAAAGAAAGAGATGTATAAGTTGCCCACCCATGCCCACTTTTTATGTGGTAATATGGTATTGTGGATAATTAAAATTCACACAAAACCTTTCTTTACATTTAAATAAAACACTATCTGTTATAGGTAGTGTACTGATGATATAGTCTACTCCAATTATGAATGTAAGCAAAGTAGATTGTATATATCATTGGTACAGTATCTATAAAAGGATACAAATACGTTCTTTGACAAAAATATAATTGAACCATGTGAAAAACTGTTCGCAAAGCAGCATGGGTATTATCTCGTTCCTATTACCTTTGAGAGAGATTTTAGAGGGGATTGGGTAGACTTTAGTAGTGATACTAGAGTTAGGATATGGAAACCATAGAAAGAGATAATAGCAGTCTAATATAAGGTTTATAAAACATAGAGCTAATCGTCGGCAATCTGCAAAAGCCTGTATAAAAAAGCAGGAAGAAAGCCATACAAGATATATTATTTGTGGTTGAATAAAGTATCTAGTATGAATCACCAATAAGCCGAGAGGGTGCAGTTGATACGTAGCGATACGTGTATAAGATTAGTCTCTAGTACGAGTAGCACAAAAGTCTGCACATTAGGAAATGATAGGAATAATAAAAGGATGAAGCATTATTATTAAAAACCTAATGCGTGTGAAAGTTGATAAGAAAGATTTATTCTAGTGATTGTAGGTAAGCAAAGAATAAAGGTCGCTCCTTTATGAGGGTGTTTACTGGCTAGTGGTTGAACAATAAATTATTATATTAAATTAATGTGAGAAGCATCAATTGTATTTTTATCAAAGAGCGTATTAACAAGAATGCGGTCTTAACCTATTGAATTAGGGTTCATTACTAACCTGGAAGCATAGCTTTAAAAGAACTTAAGTCGTGTATAGAACTTGGCTATACAAAAAAGTCATTCAAATGAGTGGCTTTTTATTATGGGGAGAATAAGAGGGAAACTGGACAACTCTTAGATATCAGTTTGGTGGGTTTAGTAGGAGTTGTAAAAACGAAAGGAGTGATAATGTGGCTAAAGGTCAGAAAACAGATAATGAGACAATATATAAAATTATGCTTAGTTATGTTGTCACAAATAATTACAGCGAAACAGCACGTGAATTAAATATGCCTGAATCGACTGTTAGAACAATAGTAGCTAATAACAAAGATAAAAAAGAATTCGCTAAACTATGCGAACAAAAAAGAGATGAATTTGTAAAAGCTGCGGATGCAATAATTTTTAAAGGTACAACACTCTTAAATAGAAGGTTAGATACTGCTTTAGAAAAGCAAACAGAATTAGATATGTTATTAGATGCAATTTATGATGTATCAGATAATGATATGAAGTATAAAGAAAAAATAGAAATAGCCAAAAAGTTGAGTAAAATTCAATTAAATGGACTAAATGAAATAACAACAGTGATAGGAACCTTGTATGATAAACGCGCTTTAGCCAAAGGAGAAAGTACCGAAAATACAACATTTAGTGTTGATATAAAGGTAATAGAATGAAGATAGAGATAACAAAAAAACAGAATTTTTTTATTAATAGTGATGCATTCGAAACATTATTTGGCGGTGCAGCAGGAGGTGGAAAATCTTATGGGCAGTTAATAGATGCCTTTTTATTTTCTTTAAAATATCCCAAATCAAAACAAATAATATTTCGTAGAACATTTGCAGATTTAGAAAAGTCTCTAATAAGAGTTAGCCTTGAATTGTATCCAAAAAATGTAGCAGATTATAACTCTAGTAAGCACACTTGGAGATTTAAAAATGGAAGTATTATTGATTTTGGATATATAGACAATGAAAAAGATGTATACCAATACCAATCTGCTGAATATGACGTTATTAGGTTTGATGAACTTACACACTTTACTGAATATATGTATACATATATGATATCTAGGTGCAGAGGAGCCAATCCTTATCCAAAAAGAATTAAATCTAGTACCAATCCTGGTGGTGTTGGTCATAGTTGGGTGAAAGATAGATTTATAGATATAGGCGAACCAAATGTAATGCATAGTTGCGAATTAGAAACAGGAGAAACTGTAACAAGAATATTTATTCCTAGTTTGGTTACTGATAATAAATTTATGTTAAATTATGATCCAGATTACATAAAAAGATTAGATGCGTTGCCTGAAAAAGAAAGGAAAGCGCTTAAATATGGGGATTGGGATATATATGATGGTATGTTTTTTCCTGAATTTAAAAGAAGATTACATGTTATAGAGCCATTTGAAATACCTAAAGAATGGAATAAATATATTGCACTAGATTATGGGTTGGATATGTTTGCGGCAGTTTTTGTAGCCGTTGATACTAAGGGCAACGCTTATATTTACAACGAGATACACAAGAACAACTTGATTGTAAGTGAAGCTTGTCAAACATTAAAAAGCTATATGAGGAAAGATAAATTTAGAGCAATATATGCTCCGCCAGATTTATGGAATAGAAATAGAGATACAGGTAAATCAACAGCAGAGCTATTTCATAATAGTAGAGTGAGTTTAATAAAAGCGAATAATAATAGAATTGGTGGCTGGCTAAATGTAAAAGAGTGGCTAAAACCAAGAAAAAAAAGGAATGAACAAACAGGGGAAATATATATAGACAGTAATTTAAAAATATTTAATAATTGTTTGAATTTGATAAAGTATTTGCCTCAGCTACAACACGATGAAAAAAATCCAAATGATTGTGCAACAGAACCACATGAAATAACACACATAACAGATGCGTTAAGATATTTTTGTGTTAGTCATACAAAAAAATCAAAAATAGAAAATCATATATCAAAAGATTTTAATTTCAAAGTAGAAGAACCAAAAACAAAAGATTATGGAGAGGAGATAATAGTGGTATGAAAAAGAAAGTATTTAGGGAAAGATATAACAAAACAATAGTAGAAGAAGTAAAAAAAGAAAAAGTAAAAAGAAAAATAAAAAAAGGAGAAAAATAAGATGTTAGATATAGCATTTATATGCACCATTTTTGGTGTTTTTATTTTGACTTCATTTAAATTAGGTTATAAATATGGTAACTCAAAACAAGACAATATTGATGTAGCTGAAGTGAAAAAAGAAAAAATAATAAAAAAAGCGAAAAAAAAGGAAGAAGACGAAGAAGTACGAAAGCTTAATAGTTTTTATACAGCAATAAATAATTTAGAAAATTACAACGGTACATCAGAAGGACAGGAAGTGATTAAATAACAATGAAATTCAATATGAAAAAGGAAACGAGTGACGAAAAAGCAATCACTAAATTATGGATGCAATATCAAAAAGGAAAAGACTATTTACTTCAAAGAGGAGTATTTGAAGAAACGGATAAAAATTATCGAATGTATAATGAAGATCAATGGTATGGAGTGGAAAGTGGGCCTATAGATCCTATTGTACTTAATATAATAAAACCTACAGTTAAATATAAAGTAGGAACAATTAATGCCAACCTTTTTGCTATTAATTATAGTGCAGAGAATTATGAGGACGAAGTATATCAAAAAGAAGCTGAAAAAGTGTGCGAACTTCTCAATAAACATGTAGCCCGCGTTTGGGAAAATGATTATATGGACTATAAAATACGTAAAGTATCAAAAAGAGCTTGTATAGACTCCGAAGGAATAATGTATTTCGATATGCCAGGCAAAGACCCCAAGGCACAAATCATTTCTAAAACAAATGTTTATTTCGGAGACGAAAACGAGCAAGACATACAAGAACAGCCATATATAATAATTACGACTAGAAAACCTTTATTAAAAGTAAAAGAGTATGCAAAAAATATTTGCAAATTATCAAATGAAGAAATAGAAAATATAATTTCAGACAACGACACAACTACTCAAAGTGGGGACAGTTCAAAATATGAATTGGAAGATAAAGTGTTGGTACTTACAAAGCTATTTAAAAAAAATGGGACTGTTTGGGTAGAAGAAGCGACTAAACATGTTCAATTAAGAGAGCCTGCAGATACACAATTGAGACTATATCCTATAGCACATTTTGTTTGGGAAGAAGTAGAAGGATCTGCAAGAGGAACTGGCGAAGTAAAACAACTGATTTCAAATCAAAGAGAAATAAATAAAAATGCCAATAGAAGAGCATTATCTGTAAAAATAGGAGCATATCCACAAAAAGTGGCCAATGTAGATAAAATTAAAAATCCTAGTGCTATTAACAAGGTGGGAACTACTATAGTAACAGAAGAATATGATGTTGATGATGTAAGGAAAATATATGGTTTTGTACAACCAGCAAGCATGAGTCCTGATGCAAAGCAGTTACAAGAAGAATTAATATCACACACTAGAGAATTAGCAGGAGCAGGTGATATAGCAACAGGAGATATTAATCCAGAACGTGCAAGTGGTCGTTCTATTTTAGCTGTACAACAAGCATCACAACAACCATTGACTGAACAAAGCGCAGGATTAAAAATGTTTATTGAAGATATTGGGCGTATTTATTTAGATATGTATCAAGTATATAATGCTAAAGATGGAATGGTAGTTTTGGAAGAAATTAAAGAACAAATAAAGAATGAATTTGACGAACTGGAAAACAAAACAGTATTAAAACCAAAGAAAATATCTGGAACAGTTCTTACTAAACTTAAAGCATGTGTAAAAGTAGATGTAACGCCAAAATCTGCTTATGATAAATATGCTACAGAACAAATCTTAGAAAATTATTTTACTCAAGGTTTAATAACATTGGATGAATATGTAAAAGCTTTACCTGATGATAGCATTGCTCCAAAACAAAAACTTGAGGAAATATTGAAACATAGGGAAGAAGAACAATCTAAAATCCAACAAATAGAAAAACAAGCAATTGCAATGCAAAATAAAATGAATGGATATATTCAGGCAAACGAAAGAATAAACAACATAGACAATGAAGGACAACAACTCATAGAACAATTAACGAATCAAAATACTACAGAAATGTAGTTTTTTGTTTTGGTCTAACATATCGACCTTAAATGTATGGAATTAATAGTCGACAGACTTTAAATGGAGGAAAAAATGGAAATTGAAGAAATGTTAGAACAAACTAACGAAGGATTAGATGAAGAATCTATAGAAGAAGTGGAAATTGAAAAAGACGAAAATGAATTAATTGATGTCTCGCAAAAAGCTACAGAGGAGCAAGTAAAAACACTTCGAGAACTTTTGAAAGAACACCCTGAATATCAAGAAGAATTAAATGAAAAAATAATCAAACCTAGACTTGATAGAAAAGATAGGGAATTTCAAAAAGAAATGTCCAAGTATAAAAGGACAAAAGATTTGCTTAATGCAAGTTTTGATTCTGATAATCTTGATTACATTAATGAAAGTATGGAAGCATATTTAAAAGAAAACGGTATTGAAGTTCCAGAAAATAAAGGTAATACCTTATCAGAAGAAGAATATGAAATCCTAGGAAATGCTGAAGCAAATAAAATAATCGAACTCGGAGAAGATGAAATAATCGGAGAACTTGATCGATTGAAAAATTATCGCTATGAAGATTTATCATCCAAAGAAAAATATATATACAAAAGATTATATGAAAAATTGGATGAAAATAAAAAGATAGCAGAATTAGAAAAGGAGGGAATTGACTTATCTATATTAAAAGATAATAATTTCAACCAATTCAAAAACAAATTTTCAAATAATACTAGCTTATTAGAAATAGTAAAAATGTATAACAAATTTAATGATAATACTTCTGAACCTGCAAAAATTGGGTCGTTAAAGTCTAATTCAGAAAAAGCTTCTAAAGAATATTATACTTCCAAAGAAATAGAAGCACTGACAATGGATGATTTAGATAAACCTGGGGTTTTTGAAGCAGTAAGGAGATCAATGACAAAACAGAAAAAATGAAAGGAATGATAAAATATGAACGTAGCTATGCAAACAATTTGGCATAAAGCTTATGAAAGAGCGCTTGAAACTATCACAAGCCTTAGAAATCATTGCGATTTCGTATATGAAAAAGATAGTAAATATGCAAAGGAAGTTAAAATTTTAAATGCAGTAAGACCAACTGTTAAAAAATATGTACCTGGCACTCCAATCGACAAAGAATATGTTAGTGCAACTGATAAAACTTTAAAATTAGATCAAAGCTTTTATTTTAATATTGCATTAGACGATATTCACAAAGCACAATCAGTTCCAGGAGCAATGGAAGCAACAGCAAAAGAAGGAACTCAAGCATTAGCAGAAGAAGGAGATAAATATGTAGCAGAGCTTGTAAAAGCTGGTGTTACAGATGGCAGCATTACTGCTGTAGATTCTATTGCATTAAGCAAAACTAATGTAGTTGATCATGTAGAATCAGGATTTGAAATTTTATACGGTAATAATTGTAAAACTACATTTAATTATTGGTTAGAAATTTGTCCTAAATTTTATAGATATTTAAGACCTGCTATGACTGAACTTTTAACTGATAACGTTGAAATGGCAAAGAAGGGTATTGTTGGTAAATATGGAAATGCTAATATTACTATTGAAAATTTACTAGCTAAAGATGAAACATCTGTTTATAATCAATTAAGAACAGAACATGCAGTAGCATTTGCAGAACAAATCAATAAAGTAGAACCATATAGACCACATGATGCGTTTGAAGACGCTTTAAAAGGTTTATATCTATTTGGTGGTTTAGTAACAAGACCTGAAGAAATTGTTGTTTTAAAAACAAATATTTAACATAGAGAGATTAGTCTCTCTTTTTTCGTGTAAGAGTAAATATTGGTGCAACTCCAATGACACGACCAAACAAAGGAGGAAATAATATGTCAAAAGAAACAAAGCAAAACAAGGAGAAAATAGAATACTATACATTGAGACCGAATTTAAAACAAATTTATGGTAAAAAAGTAGATAAGAATACAAAATTTAAAGAAAAAACAGAGGATGGAAGTGTTGAACAAATATTTGAAAATTTGACATTGACAACAATAATTAAAAATGAATATGAACAAAGTAAAATAAAAGTAAAGGAAGAATCTAAAATGACAGTAACTGTTCCTGAGGGAACAATTCTTATATGGGACGAAAAAGCTGGATTTATTATTCCACAATATCAAATGTGCACATTAGAAGAATTAGCAGAAGAAGTAAAAGATATTAGAGAAATATATAAAATTTAAGGAGATATTATGACACTAGAAGAGGTAATAAAAAAGATAGTAAAATTAATTGAAGAATATGATAGTGAGGGAGAAAATTATACTAGTGATAAAGATATAGAAACAAAGATTAAAGAATCAATAGATGATATTCAAGTGGAATTGTCTCAAATAAAAAAGATACCTACTTTGCTAATTGTTGAATTAGATGGAGAAAACAATGTTATCGATAAGCCTAAAGATATGTACAGGATAAAACGAATAAGAGAATGTAATTTTGAAGTTCTTAACAACAAAATTAAATTTGAAGATGGATATAAGGGGATAGTAAATGTTTATTATTATAAATATCCAGATGTTATAGATGAAGATACTCCTAATGAATATGTAATGGAATTAGAAAGAGATGCTATTGCTTGTTTGGTTTACGGTGTTGCAAGCGCTATCTTGAAAGCTGATGTGTCATCAAATTATAGTGTTTATGAATATAAATATCAAGAAATGAAACAAATGTTATCGAATCAAACTACAAATGGTTTAATAACATTTGAGGAGATATAGTATTATGAATTTGCCAACAAATGATATTAAAACTAAAGCGAATATTTATCAGAATTTTAGAGGAGTAGACTTTTTTAATGAAGTAGTACAACCTTATAGAAGCCCTGATAGTATTAATATGTGGAAAAACTATAATTCATCAAACAAAGGAATAGAAACTAGACCTGGAATGATAAAGCTTGCAAATTTAGAATTAGAAATATTTGGTATATTTTTTTATGAGGTAAACAATGTAACTCAAGTATTAGTACACTATGGAACAAAGTTAGGTATATGGAAAAATTTTCCAGAAGATCCAATTATGGAAAACTTATTTTCAGGAATGAATGTTAGAGAAAGCAATTCTTTTGTATTTAATAATATATTATTTATTTATGATGGCATTAATTATTTGGAATATGATGGCGAAACAGTAAAAGAAGTAAAAGGCACTATACCAGTAACTACTACTTTAGCAAAACCAAATGGAGCTGGCGAAAGATTTAATTCATATAATCTTATAGAACCAAAAAGAACAAATGAATTTATAGGTGACGGTGAAAGTGTAGAATATTACTTGGATAGCCAAAGTTTAGATGATACTTTGATAGTTGCAGTAGTTAATGGTAATACAATGTTAGAAAATTCTGGATTTACTGTAGATAGAGCAAATGGGAAAATAATTTTTTCAACTCCACCTTCAAAATCAATAGACCAAACTAATAATGTTTCAATAACATTTTCTAAGACAATCGCAGGCGATAAAGAAAAAATATTCAAAAGTACTTTAGGAATTATTTTTGATAATAGAATATTTTTTAGTGGTAATCAGGATTATCCTAATACATTATTCTGGAGCGAACTAGAAGACCCTAGGTATTTTGGAAGTGATAATTGGACTCCTGAGGGAGATATGTCACCAGTAAAAGCACTGGTTAAAGGATATAATGAATTGCTTGTTATAAAGAAACCAAGTCAGGAAGGAACCAGCATTATATCACATACCCCTACTATTGATTATGAAGTTGGCAAGGTATATCCAGCTACTGAATCTAATATTAGTGAAGGGTGCGTTAGTACAGGAATTAACTTTAGAGATGATATATGTTTCCTATCTAAAAATGGTTTAGAATCTATAACAGGAGAAATAAATCAAGAAAGATTATTAACACACCGTTCTACGATGGTAGATAAAAAAATGGTTACAAATAATAATTATATCCAATCAAAAATGATTGAATATTGTGGTTATCTTTTAATACTAGTAGATAGTAAGATTTTTTTGGCAGATTCTAGAGCAACATTTCAAGACACTGGAATTGAATACGAATGGTTTTATTGGGAATTGCCTAATAAGATAAGTTATATTAAAGAGAATAATAACAATCTTTACTTAGGAAACGAAGACGGAGATATTTATATCTTAAAAGGTGCAACAGATGATGGAATAAATATTATGTCGAAATGGGCTACACCAATGGATTCATTCGGATATGAGGCCTATAGAAAAACAACTAATAAGGGTGGTTGTATTATTGAAGTTGATCCTAAAAACTCTGATATAAAAATAGAAGTAAAAAAAGACAATGAAACTCCAAAGCAAGTAGGAGTTTTTTCTGATGAAAAAGGATATATTGTTTGCAAGATGAAAGAAAAGAAATGGAGACAGTTACAAATGATATTTAGTTCTAATAAACCTTTTTCAATAATAAAAGCTACAATAGAAGTATTTATTGGTGGCTATATAAAGCGATAGGAGGTAAAATATGGCTTTGCTATATGAAAATAATTCAAGAGTTAAAAACAACGAACAAGCTAGAAAAAACGCGTTACAAGAGTCTAACAAAGTATATAATCAGGCTATTGAAAATACTAATGCAGTATTGGAAAAAAATACAGATTATGCTAATCAATATTTACAGAAAAATAGTGAAATGTTAGATGCACAAACAAATTTAGATATAAATAAAATTGAACAAGAAAAAGTAAAAGCAGAGGATGTTTTTAATAAAACAGCTAAAACTAGTAATTTAAATTATATGAATGCGACAAATCAATATGGTATAGAGGCAGAATTAAGAGCACAAAATGGTGTTAATTCTGGTGGATATATTGGTATGAAAAATCTAGTCAAATTTGAAGAAAATCAAAAACAGCTTGGAGAAGCTAGAGTTACAACTAATCAAACAATTCAACAGTTAAATAATGAAATATCACAAGCAAAATTAGAAAATGATTCTAAAAAAGCAAGTTATTCATTAGAAGTTGCAAAAATGAAATTGGAAGCACAAATAGAGCAAATGCAAAAACAATCAGAATTATTAGTGGGACAATTAGAGAGTAAGCAAAATCTTAATAACACTTATGACAATTTATATATGCAAATTGTTGACCAAATTAATGCAGAAAAAGACAGAGAAGAAAGTAAACGTCAATTTGAAAAACAACTTGAATATCAAAAGAAGCAAGATAAAATTACTAACGATTATGCAAAGAAAGAATTAGATATTAGAAAAAAATATGGATAGGAGGTTTTGAAATTGAACAATGATGATATAGTAGCTAAAAGAAATCAGGCTATAACAGAAGCAAATCAAGTATATAACAAGATAATAAATGATCAAACCAACCTTGTTACTTCACAGTCACAACAAATAGATAATTATTTAAAAAATTCTGAAAGTGCTATAAATCAAAGTATTAATAATAATGTAAGTGCTTTAAATAATTCTGTAGAGACATCAAAAAGACAACATGAGGTGGAAAAACAAGCTATTATGAATAATTACAATAATAGTATTAATAATGTTGATGAATCTGTAAGAATTGGAATGATGAATAGTGCTAGAAATAGAATTTCGACATCAGAGTCAAGTTTAAATGACGTTGTTCAAGAATATAATAATCAAATAGCGCAAGCTAAAATAACAGGACAATCTATGTTAGCTCAACAAGCGCTAGAAATGCTAAAAGAAAAATTAAATTTACAAACTATAGGAATTGATAATGTTAATAATATGTTGATAGCTAATCAAAATAATACTCAACAATTAACTAAAGATTATGGAAATATAGACAACAAATATTCTAAAGCTAATAATAATTATTTAGATAGAAAACAAGATATTGATCAATTTAATAAAGAAATAGCATATAAAAATCAACAATTAAATAATCAAAAAAAATTAAAAGAACAAGAATATAAATTAGATTTAAGAGATGCTAGAAACGCTTATTATAGAAGGAGAGCAGCTGCAAGTTCTGGTGGAGTTGCATTAACAGATACTAGTAAAAGTGCTAGTCAAACTTCTTCAGGTAACGATAAATACTATGCAAATTATACACCAGTTGGTTTAAGATCAGAAGCTAAAAAAGTTTATGATAATTTAACAAAATCAGTTTTAAGTAATGGATATGTTACAGCATCACAAATAGCAAATTCTATTAAAGGATTACCTGATAAACAACAAACAATCATTGGGTCAGCATTTAAGCAAGGGACAACAAATCCTGTAAAGAAAAATAACTCTAGTACTAAAACATCTAAATCGGTACCCCAAAAGCCAGTTGTATCAAAACCAAACAATAAAGGTGGATATAAAAAGATAACGTACAAAAAATACTTAAAGTAGGAGATAGGTAAAATGGCAACAAAAAAAAGAAAGCAAACATTTTTAGATAATTATGGTAAGCAACTTGGATTAGGAACTACTAAAGATGCTATAAAATGGAATCAAGAACAATCTCTTGTTAACGGTAAACAAAATCTGGCGAAAAAACAAAATAATTCATGGTTTCAATCTAATGCGTTTGATGATGGGTATGATTTTGGAGATATTACTAGAAGTGTTTTAGGTACAACAGCAGATATAGGAGTTAATTTCTTAAAAGGAGTATCATCCACAGGTGAAAATTTAGGAAAACTAATCGTTGGTGGAGTAGCTCAGGTTTCTGATTGGATTGGCCAAGATGAATATGCTGATAAATTGAGAAACAGATTGGCAGGCAAAGATGAAGATTTTAATAAGGGATTAGAAACTCATTTGTTAACACCTGCCCTTGAAAAGATAGATAATAAATTAGATAAATTTACTTTAATGGGTGAAAAATCTGATAATATTGCATCTGGTTTGGGAAATATAGGTTCAGCAGCAGCTATGCAATCAATTGGTATTCCTTGGTATGTTACCCTTGGAGGTTCATCTGCTGGAGCTGAATTAGAAAATGCATATCGTAGTGATGCAACTGATATGGAAGCATGGGCATCTGCAGGTATAAGTGGAATATCAGAAGTTTTATTTGAAAAATTATCAGGAGGGATAAAATTTAAAAACAAAACATTAGACGAAAGCATAAAAAAGTCATTATTGAGTAAAATTTCTAATCGTACAATTAAAAACCTTTCTAATTATGGAATTGACATGCTTGGTGAAGGAACAGAAGAAGTGTTAACTGAGATTGCATCAAATATCGGAAGAAAACTAACATATGAAAATGATAAAACATGGAAAGAAGCATTGGCAAGTGAGGAATCTTTAAACTCATATGTCGATGCTTTTGTTTCAGGTGCAATTGTAAGTGGAATTGCCAATTCAAAAAATATTTATAACGCTGTAAAAAATGATAAAATAAATAAACTTCAAGAACAGCAATTAAATGATATAGAGCAAAGACAATTAAATGTAGAAATACAATATCAGAATGGTGTAATAACAGAAGAGCAGTATAATAACGAGTATAATAATATTTTAAATGAGTTAAGAATTTTTACAGAAGAAAATAATTTAGATAAAATTAATCCTATTACTGAAATTGAAGCTAAAAAGCAGATATTAGATGAACAATTTGATAATCAATTAATTTCAAAAAAGCAATACAATAAAGAATTAAATAAATTAAGTGATAATTTAAAAAATATTTCAAATCAAAGTAGCCTTAATTTTGAAACAAATCAAGAAAATTCAACAGATTTACAATCAAAAACATTTGAAAAAAATAAAGATAAAAAGAATGTTGAATTCATTCCTATTGAAGATATTCTTCCTTATAAAAGTAATGGCGGCTATAGAACAATTGAGCAAATAAATGATTTAACAAATAAAATAAAAGTTGAAGGAATAGAAAATCCAATTGAATTAATTAAAAATAGCGATGGAAGTATTGAGGTATATAATGGCAATCATCGTCTAGAAATAGCCAAAAAATTGGGTATTAATGAGATTCCCGTAAAATTTATCAAAAATCCATATATTGACAACTCAAAATCCAATAGCTATAATGAAGCAAAAGAAAGCTATTTGGAGGATGATTATGGAAGAAATATCGGAGAATTTCAAAAAACTAGCAGACATGATGTACTTAGTTGGAATAAGCAAAAAAACGGCAGTCTTTATAGGAGCTCGTCTACAGAACGAGGAAGAAATCAAACATATGATAAGTTACATAATAAAATGGCAGGATATAATAACCGATCATCAATTAATTCAACATTTTTGGAAAATGGTGAGTCACAGAAAATAGAAATTGTAAATGACGATATGATACAAGAAGATAATGTTGGGCTTCAAATTCCACAACATATAAAATATGATATTGATACTATTGAAATGTTAAAAAAAAATAGCGAGTCATTACCTATAGTTAAAGATAATATTTTAACAGAAGAGTTAAGTAAGCAAGAAAAAAGTAATCAAGTTTTTGATAAAAATGCAAGTCAATATACTAATGCAAATAATAATTTAAATGATTTAGATTCAAATTATAATAATGAAAAAAGTAAATCCAATATAGAATTTGATAATAATTATTTTGAAACAAAAGTTGCAGATAAAAAAGAAAAAGTACGTATTAACAAAGAAGTTAAAAACATTCTGGAACCATTACATAAAGAAATGAGTGTAATATCAGAACAAATTAATGACATTAGAAATCAATTAGGTATTAAAAACCCTAACGAAATTTCAAAATTGAAAAAAGAAGATGCAAACACCACTCCAAAATTGCCAATAAAAAAAGAATTATTAGGCAATAACCAAAGTTCATTCTATAAAAATATATTAGAAAAGACTAAAATGCTAGATAAAAATAGCAGAGAACTAATCGTATCAGATAAGGAAGTAAGATATTATCAAGATGTAACTAATGAAGAATCATTATCTAAAGCAATAAAAAGATTGGAAGAAAATGGTAAAAGCGAGACTTTAGCTTGGTTTAACAAGGAGAGTAAATATGCTGATTCAACAGATGTAGCAGAAGGTTGGATTTTAATGAAACAGTATGAACAAGCAAAGGATTATGATAGCATGGTTCAAGTTGCAAAAAAGATGCGTGATATTGGAACACAGGCAGGACAAACAGTTCAAGCCTTTAACATTATGAATAGAATGACACCAGAAGGTATGGTTAAATATGCTCAAAGTGAATTAAGCGAAGCATATGATAAAATGGTAAAAAACAAATCTAAAGAATGGATAGATGCTAATAAAAATAAATTTGATTTAACTCCTAATGAGGTTAAATTTATTATGGATAATATGGAAGCTGTTTCGGCTATGGAAGATGGTTATCAAAAAAAAGTGAAATTAGCAGAAATACAAAAACTTATGACTGATAAATTGCCTCCTGAAAGAGGTGCAGGAATTAAGGCTTGGATGCGTATTTCAATGTTATTTAATCCCAAAACACAAGTAAGAAATGTTTTAGGTAATGCTATAGTAACTCCAGTAAATATAGTAGGAGATAAATTTGCATCTATGGTTGATAAAACTATATCAAAAAAAACTGGTGTAAGAACAACAGGAACAACTAGTTTGAAAAGTTATTCTAAAGGAATGAAAGAAGGAATTTTTCAGTCATATAACGATTTTAAAAAGGGCATTAATACTAGAAATATTGAAGGTAATCGATTTGAAATTACTGAAGGAAAATCATTTGAAAATAGTACAAAAATAGGGAAGGCATTAAATAAAGTAGATAATTTTTTGAGTTTCATGCTAGATGCAGGAGATAGAGGTTTTTATGAGGCTTCCTTTACTAATTCTATTAATAATCAATTAGTTTTAAATAATACTGATGTTGTAACGCAAGAAATGATAGATATTGCTACAACAGAGGCATTACAAAGAACATGGCAAGATAGTAATAATTATACAAAATTTGTATTAGATATTAGAAAAGGTTTAAATAAAATTAATTTTAAGGGTTATGGATTAGGCGACGTGTTGATTCCATTTGCTAAAACTCCTGCGAATTTAACAAAAGCGCTTATCGATTATTCTCCAGTAGGGTTAATTAATACTATAAACAGTGGTATTAATTTAAAAAATAGTTTTTCAAATGGACAATACAATGCAAAATTACAACATAAATTTGTACAAAATTTAGGAAAAGCTACTGCAGGAACTTTGTTATATATATTAGGTTATGCATTAGCAAAGGCAGGCACTATTAGCGGTGAAAGTGATGATGATAAGGATGTAGCTAATTTTATGAAAAATACATTAGGTACTTCCTCTTATTCTATAAAAATAGGAGATAAATCTTTTACATATGATTGGGCACAACCAATTGCAGGACCATTTTCAATTATGGCAAATTTGGTTCAAAAAAATAACACGCAAAAAGAAAGTAATTTATTAGATAATATTTTATCTTCTCTTGACACTGCAGGTAATCTTCTATTAGAGCAATCATTTTTGGATTCCATTAACACAGTATTATCTAATAAAGAAGGTATTGTTACTGGTTTAACTGAAGCTATTAGTGAATTACCTTCTAGATCAATACCTACATTTTCAAAACAACTTGCTGATATGATAGATGGAACACAACGAACAACATTTGAAAAAAATGCACCTATTGAAACAGCTAAAAATAAAATTATATCTAAAATTCCATTTGCTAGTAAGTCGTTGGCCCCTGCTGTTGATACTTTGGGTAGAGATATTAAAAAGTATGGAGGTAAAAATAACGTATTTAATGTATTTTTTAATCCAGCTAATATAAATAGCAAAAATGTTAGTTCTTCTGTAAAAGAAATATATCAATTATATAGAGCAACTGGTGATAAAAGTATCATGCCTAGAGTAGTCCCATATGAAATAAATTTAAAAGATGGTAAAAGAAGTCTTAATAGTATAGAAAGGGCTAATTATCAAAAAAATACTGGAAATATTGTTGAACAAGAAATGGAAAGATTGTTAGAAAATAGTAATTATAATAGTCTATCATATGAGGAAAAAGCCAAAGTAGTATCGGACATAATTAATTATGCTTATAATAAAGCTCAAGAAACGATGTTTGGTAAGACTATGGCGTCACAATATAAAAGTGCTGATAAATATGTTTCAAATGGAGGAACAATAGCAGATTATTATTTTGTGAATAATTTATTAAAAACGCATGAATTAAATTACGAAGACCAAAGAGAATTACTGAATAAAAATGATAAAAACTATTCAATCAAAGTTAAAGAATTATCAAATAAAAAACGTAAAAACATTGTTGATACAATTATCAATTTGAATGTGAATAAGAAAGCTAAAGCATATTTATATGGTAAATATTACGGTAATGAAGATTCTATTAATTGCATTGTACAATCGAATATTGATTTTGATGAATACCTAAAATTTGTTTCTAGTGAATATACATCTGACAAAACCAAAAGTGGGAAAATAGTGAAAAATAGTAGAAAAAGAAAAGTATTTGAAGCAGCCCAAAAATTAAATTTAACCGCTGTAGAGAAGGCAATGTTAATTAAAACTGAATATCCAAGTTTTGATACTTATAATTATCAAATTGTTAATCATATCAATCAACTTCCTTTAACAATAGAGGATAAAAAAAATATATTAAGTTCATTTGGGTTTAAAATAAAAGGAGGTAGAATTTATTGGTAACAAGAGATATTTCTAAATCATTTACAATTGAACAATTAAAACAGCAATATAACCTTGATAGTAGAGGCTTGAAAAAAGCAATAGAATCAAGCAATCATAAAATGATAAAAATTGAAAATGAGTTACAAAATATAGTTGCAACCTTTATATTGAACCTAAAGGATGAATTTGAAAACCAAAGTGATATATCGCTTTGGTTTTTTAATGGGCATCCAACTGTAGAAAACAGTCCATTTATTGGCTGGGAAAATCCTGAGGAACATGTAGGAGATTTATACTTTGATAGAGAAACTGGTAAAGTTTATAAATATAATTCTTCTGGTTGGGTTTTACAAAATAATAAAGAGTTAGCTCATGCTATGGCATTGACAAATATAGAAATTGACATAAAGGATAACGAGAGAAAAGTGTTTTTTTCTAATCCAACTCCACCTTATGAAAGTGGTGATTGGTGGATTAAAGAAGACGGAACTTTATTTATATGTCAGATAGGTAAACCTGCAGGCATTTATGAAGAAAATGATTTTATCATTTTTAATGAATATCAAGATGCAATTGCAGTTAAAATTGATAATGAATTAAAAATTTTAGGTGGTAAAATAACTACTATTGAAAGAGGAATAGATGAAATTTCAACAAGTGTTGAAGAAAATAAATACTTTGTCGATGAAGATGGTAATAAACAATTAATTTCAGAAGAAATGAGTTCGATTATTCAAAATTTGGATGGAATAGAAATGCTCACATCAAATCTAGAAACTACCTTAGGAGATAACTATTATCAAAAGCAAGACATAGAACAGCTTATCCTAAATGCAGAAAGTGGTCTTACGAATATCTTTTCTACATCAGGAGGTAATAACCTGTTGAGAAATACAGCACCATGGTATGGTGAAGATTTAAAATGGGATTACTGGGAAGGCAATTTAGCGCGAATTCAAGAAAGCGATAGTTCTACAAATTACGCATTTAGCTTGCAAAATGGAATAGTAAAACAAACAATTCAACTTGCTGATGGATATTACTCAATAAGTTTTAAGTATAAAAAAATATTAGATGTTGCAAATGCAAAAGTTAGGTATAACAATAATGAAATAATTTTAGAAGATGAAGGCACAATTCAAACAACAGGACTAATTAATACTAAGTATTTTTCTTTTGAAATGGAATGTGACACTGATGGTGGCTATGAAATTTATGAACTTATGTTAAATCATGGAGAGGCAGTTTATCTTCCATGGTCGCAAAATCAAAACGAAATTAAAACAACAAATATAAATATTAGTGAAGATATTACAGCTGAAAGCAACATTGAAGACACAAGAACAACATTAGGTGCTAAAGGTCTTGTTGGAACAAATAAAACTTCAAATGAAATTGTTTTTAAACAAACTAAAGATGGTTCTTATTCTAAGAATGTAGAAGCCAACAAAGGAACAATTGCAAGATTGTCAATTTCGGAAGTTGGAAATCAAACTTGGATGGTAAGGGTGTGATAATATGGCAGTTACATTAAGAATAGATTTAACTCAAGGAACGCAAAGTGTAGCAAATAATAATACAAAAATTAGGGCTAGAGTTTATGCCACATCGACATATAACTCACATAGTAATGACCCATGCAAAGGAACTTTAACATTAGATGGAATAAAATATAATTTTTCACATTCGTTTGCAGCTAATACGACAACACTACTTTACGATACAACAAGAACTATTCAACATGATGTTAATGGTAATAAAACAGTTAAAGCGAGTGCTACATTTGCAACAGGTGTATCATCTGGTACTATATCTACAAGTAAATCATTAACTTTAACGCAAATAAAACGAAGGTCACAATTAAATTCAATTCCTAAATTTACATTGGAAAGTGGTACTTCAATTAGTATTACAAAATATGCAAGTTCATACTCTGATACATTAAAAATATACCAAGGTAGTGCATTAATTAAAACAATAACAAATATTACAAATGGTTATCGTTTGAACTTTACCGAAGAAGAATTGAATACATTATATGGTTTATCTTTAAATAGCAATACTATACCTTTAACATTCACTTTAACAACTTATAATGGTTCAACAAACATTGGCAGCACATCTGTTAATACAACAGGAATTATTCGAACAGCACCGCCTACAATTTTAGAAGTTATAACAAATGATAGTAATGAACAAACTTTTGATTTAACTGGAAATAATCAAAAATATATTAATGAATATTCAACATTGAATTGCATAATTAAAGCAATAGCCCAAAAGAAAGCTAAGATTAGTAATTTTACGATTGATGGAAATTTAGTTAATGCTTCTTATGATAGTGAAAATGACATTTATTATTGTGAATCTAGTGTATTAAATGTTTCTAAAAATCCTATTCAAATATATGCTACAGATAGTCGTAGCAATAGTTCTTTGCAATCAATAACATTAGATTATATGGAATATAATGCAATTGAAAAAGGAAACATTGGAGCAATAAGAGAAAATGACATTGGAGAAACTGTTAATTTGGAATTTGAAGGTTTTTTTTGGAACAATAACTTTAATGAAAATAAAAAGAATGAATTGACTGTAAAGTATTTCTATAAACCTTCACAAGATAGTTCTTGGATACAAGGTACAACACCATTGAATTTAGAAATAAATGAAAATAGATTTAGTTTTGCAGGTGCAATAAAAGGAGATACAGAAGCTGGATTTGATATTAATTATCAATATGATTTAAAAGTTGTTGTATCAGATGAACTAAGTTATGCAGAATTTAATACTTCAATAATAGCTGGAAAGCCTGCAATTGCCTTATTTTGTAATAAAGTTTCGTTGGGAGACAAGTATGATGAAGAACTTGGTGGTTTGCAATTAAATGGAGATAGCCTTTATTGGAATGGAAAGATTATGAATAAAAATATTGTAACTGCCAGACCAACAACATATACATCAGGTACAAAACAAAGCATCATGCCAATGAATAATACAATTGTTGTTGGAGATAAATTGTCAGTCAGTGATAATGCTATTGTGATAGGCGAAGGCGTCTCAAAAGTAAAAATAAGTGGTAATGGTCAGTTTGTAAATTCAAGCACGTCTTATACTATGAATATCGAAATAAATATAATGGTTAATAACTCAAATGAGTATGTTGCTATAAATTATTTTGGGACATCAAGATATGCAACAGCGACTATAAGTGATTTTGTTATGTCGGTGCAGGAAGGAGACAAAATACAATTAAGATTATGGAATAATGCTATGGCTGATTTTGAAGTGCGTTATTCTGGAACTTGGATCACAGTTGAAGTGGTTGAATAAAAAAAGGAGGAATAAAAATGAAAAAATGGTTTAAATGCGCTCTAATAAGAGCGATAAGAACAATTGCGCAATCAGTAATCGCAATGATAGGAACAAGTGTTGTGATATCAGAGGTAGACTGGACTATGGTTTTATCCAGTTCAATCTTAGCTGGCATTATTTCCATTTTAACTTCAATCGGCGGTTTGCCAGAGGCAGAGGAATAAAAAAATGAAGAAGATAAAAATAGTAGCAGATTTCATTTTGAAGTATTGGGCTTTGGTAGGAATTGTAGGAGTTATTTTTGGATTTGCCTACAAAAACACTTTTGGAGTGATTAATAATATTGAAGATAGATTAGATGATATTAAAATTATTGCCACAGAAAATCGGCAAATGAGTTTAAAAAATACGATTTGGAATGAAAATATACCTATCGAAGATAGAGCAGCAGCATGCGATATATATTTATCATTAAATTACAATTCGTACACAAAAAAGAAATGCGAATTAATTTTAGAAAATAATTTTGAGAATTAGGAGGATACAATGTTTAAGATAGAAAATAAAAATATTTTGATAACCAGAGGAGATATGGGAATTATTACTTTTAAACCTAAAAATATTGATGGTACAGATTACATTTTTAAAAGTGGGGATGTAGTTAGAATTTCTGTGTCAGAAAAGAAAAATTGTAATAATGTGGTTTTAAAAAAAGATGTAACACCAGTAGAAGGATCAACAGAAGTTGACATACTTTTGACTAGTGCTGATACTAAGCTAGGAGATATAATTAATAAACCAAAAGATTATTGGTATGAGATAGTTTTAAATCCAGATACAGATGCTCAAACAATAATTGGTTATGATGAAGATGGTCCTAAATTATTTACTATTTACCCTGAAAACGATGGTGGGGTGATTAGTTAATGATAGAAGCCAAACAAGTATTAGAGGGAACTGTCGGCATCGGCATAGAAAAAGTTGAAACAGAAGAAAAAGTAGTAACCCCTGACTTTTCTAATGGTAACGTTGAAATTACAAGCGATAAATTGATGAGTAAAGTTACTATTAATAAGGATGATGATTTAATTCCAGATAACATAAAAGAAGGAATAAACATTTTTGGTGTTGATGGAACAGGAGTAATGACTGATATTTCCGAATATTTTGAAACTACTATTACACCTCAAAACATGCAAAATTTTGGTGCGAATTCTTTAATCAAAAAAATACCTAGCATAACAGTTTTACCAACAGTTACCAGTTTAGCTTATGCCTTCAACGGTTCACCAATAAAAAATGTTAATTTGGTTGGAGAAACATCACAAGTTACGGTTTGTAATAATATGTTCTCAAGTTGTTCAAAATTGGAAGAAGTCCCATTATTTGACACTTCAAATGTTACTAATATGAGTTACATGTTTTATAATACAAAGATTAAAACAATACCTTTATATACTACCTCAAAAGTAACAAACATGGCGCATATGTGTGACTCATGTAATTCATTAAAAACTATATCAAATATTGATACTTCAAAAGTGACTAATATGGAGAGTATGTTCCAATATTCGTCGAACATTGAAACGCTTCCAGAATTAGATGCAAGTAGCTTAACAAATGTTTCAAATATGTTTATGGGTACTAAAAGTAATTTTAAAAATTTTGGTGGATTAAAAGATTTTGGAAAAGCATTTTCACCAGACGCTGCAGAAAATAGAAGTAATTATACTTTAATATTGAGCACATGTGCAAATTTAACACATGAGAGTTTAATGAATATCATTAATGGATTATATAATATAAAAGCTGCAGGAGTTGCAACACAAAGAGTAGTTTTGGGAAGTACCAATTTAGCTAAATTAAACGAAGAAGAAAAAGTAATCGCTACCAATAAAGGTTGGAGTTTGAGTTAGGAGGAATAATATGTTAAGTATAAAAAAAAGGCAAGAATATCTAAAATATTTAGGATTTTATAATGATAAAATCGATGGAATAGTAGGAGTTAATACAAAAAATGCATATAAAAAATTACAAAATAAGTATAACATATTATTTTTTGGTTTTCAATATTTTTTATAAAATAAACATATATTTTACATAATTTTTTTATTATCGGAACATAATAGCCAATTTATCTCTTAACAGTTCGGTTTTATAAGAAATAATGCATTTTTTATTGCATAATTTTCATTGTTTTAATATCGTCAAACACTTTTTCATTATCTTTTTCATTAATAATTTCGTGACGCATATTTTGATAATCAATCCTTTCAATATTTTTAAAGCCTGCTTTTTTCAAAACAACAAATGAATCATCAGAACCTTTCTTTCCGCCTGTG